GAATCAAACCTGGGATCAAGTCTGGGATCAAGTCAAGGATCAAGTCAGGAATCAAGCCTGGGATCAAGTCAGGGACCAAGTCTGGGATCAAGTCAGGGTTCAAGTCAGGGTTCAAGTCAGGGCTCAAGTCAGGGCTCAAGTCTTGAATCAAGTCAGGAATCAAGTCGGGGACCAAGTCAGGGATCAAGTCGGGGCTCAAGTCTTGAATCAAGTCTGGGATCAAGTCAGGGCTCAAGTTTATGGATGAACCAAAGCAAGTCGGGGATCAAGTCTGGGATCAAGTTAGGGCTCAAGTTTATGGATGAACCAAAGCAAGTCGGGGATCAAGTCTGGGATCAAGTCAGGGCTCAAGTCTTGAATCAAGTCAGTAATCAAGTCGGGGACCAAGTCGGGGCCCAAGTCTTGGATCAAGTCTGGGCTCAAGTCTTGAATCGAGTCAGGGACCAAGTCAGGGATCAAGTTTATGGATGAATCAAAGCAAGTCGGGGATCAAGTCAGGCCTCAAGTCTGGAATCAAGTCAGGGTTCAAGTCTGGGATCAAGTCAGGGATCAAGTTTATGGATGAACCAAAGCAAGTCAAGGATCAAGTCAGGGATCAAGTCAGGGATCAAGTCTGGAATCAAGTCTGGGATCAAGTCAGGGATCAAGTCTTGAATCAAGTCAGGGCTCAAGTCTTGAATCAAGTCTGGGCTCAAGTCAGGAATCAAGTCAGAAGTGTTGGAGTCTGATGATATATCAGGTGGTTCTAAAGTTCACAGCACCAGCATTAAAATGATACCCCGAGATAATATCTCCTGGTTCAAAGAATTTATTCCTTGAATATGCCCTCTCAACAGACATATTTCCCCAATTCGAAGTTGCTGGATTTATAGCACTATGCTTGACTGCATTCATCATCGACTCATTACTGTGAATACCACTTCTATTTTGTGGTGGGGATTTTGGAGCAGTTTTATCAGCATCTTTTTTTGCCTCGGCATCAACTCTTTGTGTGGGTGTTATATCCATAGAATTTGTCTTGGGATTAATTGATAATCCTTCTTTCTTATTGATATAAGCCTTGACCTTATTGTCAGCCACAATAGCAGTATCTTCGCGGCCGCCAGTATTTCTTAATTGATCTTTTAAGGGTACTGCCGTGATATTCTTAATTTTCCCACCATAGGCATTGGCCTCGGCATCACTATCCACAACAACCTCATCCAATTCAGTGACTGGAGTGATTTCTTTTGCGGTAGGTTCACCAATAGAGGCCACATCCGGCGAACCAGTGGGAAATGCACTCTGACCTGGACCTTGTGTGTTCTGAACACCCGATGTTGGTGTCATGGGTTGTGGTGTCATTTGAGTAGCAGATGCCGTTGGTCCTGGAAGTGCCGCCAATGGTGACTCGCCAGGACCAACCTTAACAGTCTTGACAGTAGGAGCTCCCTCCATTGTGTTTGGTGTGGGGGTTATAAAATCTGTTTTTGCTGCCTTGGGAGCACCTTTGAATGGTCCTATTCCCTCTTCATATGGCTTCTTACCTTCGGTGATATTTGCTCTTGCGGCTTGTTCGGCCGATCTTGCCTCTTTCCATTTTTCTAAATTGAAATTTTGGGACATTTTACGACCCTGTTCGTGCGCCGGACCTACCCAATTAGCGCCGCCCCAGGTAGCTTCTGATCCACCACCAACATGAATAGACTTACTTCCCATATAACCATTACCAGCACCAATTCCAGTGGCGCCCGCCTCGGCGGCATGTGTTACGAATTTAGACATGATCTTTTTATCATTGGGATCATTCATATCCAAATATCTTCGTTTGCCCTTATCATCTTCCACATACAATTTAAGGTCGGCGGCATTGCCGTCATCGTGTCGGGTTGAACCAACTCGGGCCGCCCCAGGAGTTCCAATCTTAGGTTGTCCACCAGAATACACTTCAACCTTTACTCCTGATTTGTCGGCAGCATAATTTAGTTGGTCTTTTAACCTACTAGATAATTCTTGTTTTCTAGTACCAGCAACAGCTTTTTGCCTTTCATCCACCAAATTGCCAGATGAAGCAACTGGAGATGCTGATTGTCTATTTGTTTCCCCACCAATTCTTTCGGGAGCAAACAATCCTCTATCTAATTTACCAGGGTCTTCATTTGTCTTAAGCGTGGCGTTTTTAACTTCTTTTTGAGGCTCACTTGTTTGTTTTGCCAATTTTGCATCATATTCTTTTATTTGTCGATCAATTTGTTGCGATTTCTTAAGATGATCCCTGTTCATAAAACTATAATATTCACCATTAATTTTGACTTTACTTAGGGCGGGGTCTTTATCTGCTGCGGCATGTTCATTGATTAATCCTTGGTCTGTTCTGCCACCAATATCCATGCTGCCTCCACGGACTCTTTCAAGGGCAGCCATGGCTTTTTCTTTATCTGCTTTGCTTAATCTATCCCATGTATTATCAGTCACCTCTCCTCTGTTTATTGGTCCATAAAATCCCTTTTTGCCTTTTTTTCCATGCACCAAACTGTTTATGGATTCACCCGTGGCGCCTTGTCTATTAAACAAAGCTTCTCCAGGCCCCTCTGGATGTTTATCGTTTTCTTTAAGCATTAAAGCAGCCACTTTATTTTTGAGTGCTGGATTGTTATCTAATTCCTCAAAAGCCTTTTCTCTATTCGCAGCCACAACAGGATGTCCGCCAGGAGAAATCTTTGTTGTAATCTTATCATTAGTAAATTTAGATGTATCTGGTCCTAGTGGTGTGCTTCCAGGTATGGTTTTTATTGGTTCTTTCTCTGGAGTATTGTTATCTCTTGCCCTGGTCCTGTCTATTTCTGTATGAGGAGAAACATCTCTACTTGTGGCCTGATCGCCCCGAGAAGCCGTCTTACCTTCGGTCCCTGCCTTCTCGGGAATGCCACTTGTGCCTGTGGGGCTTGCAGTCGAGGAGGTTCCTGGTCTTCCAGGAGAAACACCACTGGTCTTGCCAGCTAATATGCGCTTGTAATACTCAGGAAACGAAGAGGCCAATTCACTGGGAGTTAAAGAAGACATGGCTGCTCCCGCGCCCAGGGCGGGTGTTTTGAAATTTGTACCTTTCAATAATTGTCTATAATCAACATTCAAATTTTTTGGGTTTACGCTCATCTTTGTTTCCGGTCCCTAAGGGCTTCTTCTTGTTGTTTTATTAATTGCTTGAGTAGGTCGATAAAGACTTGCCTCTCCCAAGGAATCATATCCTCTATATCACTTAAACTGTATTTATGGTGATGTATCATTGCGAAGTTCGTTTGGAAGAAGTTTAAAAGGTTATCTTGGGTCATCATAAAAAAAAAGATAGAAAATCATCATATTTTATGGTGTGATCAAAGCCACAAGCACCACACTTGGCCTGGGCAACAATTTCAAAGTGAGGCATATTATCAATGAAGTTCTCCAACTTGGCAAACTGTGCTTGGGTCAGCCCCTCGATAAACGCAACCATTTCCTCCTTGGTGAAATCCTTATCAGTATAAACCTTCTCCTTATCAACAATTTTCTCAATAGAGCTAGCCAAAAGCTTTATTTTGTTCTCAATGGTGTGTTCTTTATCGGAGAGCGCCTTGATTGAATCATAGTTGGGATACTTCATATATGCTCGTATTGTTCCCGAGAGTATGATTTCCATGGAAATGCCCTCTTTCTTGACCAACTCACAATTAGAAATATCAATCTTGGAAGAGAATATACTACCACAAATCCCATGGTCTGTTGTATTATTACATGTATATTTGATATCAATAGCATCACCAACAGACTTGGCTCTCAAAGCAATGAAGATATAATCAACATCAAAGAAGGGTAGTTTGTTTATATTGATACCTTCTGTTATGATACAATTGTTTACTATTTGTTTGGTTGCATTGATTATCTCATTGGGGTCCTTTGTCTCGGCCGCAATCAATAAAATCTTCTCTTCCTTTACAGTAAAGGGTCGGATAATAATCTCCTTCCCATTAGATGGTATCTTGATATCATAAAAAGGCAAAGTCATTTTTGGTAGTGACATTATATATTCCTTTGTTCATAAATTACATAAACTTATCGCGTCTAAAGACTCCACCCGCGCCCGTTATATTACTTCCAGAAGTTCCCCCAGTGGTAACAGGAGGCACTGGTACTGGATCCCCCTGAGCATTTCTCACGGGATTAGTAAAAGCCACCCCTTCTGGTGCCAGAGGATATCTATTCAGGGCAGTATCATCCTTATCCTTTCGGCGCCACTTACTAAATGTAAATGTAACAGTCAACTTCTGCATACTATCATCAGTCCAAGTCACGGGCTGGGGATTGATGAAGATCGGAAAGGCATCATAAAGAGTAAACTCATATGTCGCATCATGTGTCTCGGAATGTTGGAACAACTCGATTGTTGTGCCATAGTTCATTCTATAATTAAAATCAAAACTGTTCGTGGGGTTAATCAACTCCATCCAATCATCAAAAAATTCTCTTTCAAGAGACCGATTTCTACATAAAAATGTCATATTAATATCTTCATAGACACTCATATTAGGCAGCTTGAATGTGGGACCATAATATCTCAGGTCAATATTTGTAAATGACCTTCCTGGAAATTCAGTGGCCTCACACAGATATGTTAAATCTTGAGCAATACCACCAGAGTCGAGAATACCAGGCGGCGAGAAAATCCTTACGGTATAACGACAAGATTTTGCCAGACCATCGTGCTTTTCATTAATTGCTTGGAAATCTGACATTTCGAGTCTTTGGGGAGCATCGGTTATATTAAATGTCGCCATCGTTATTTCTTTCCTTTATAAACAAATTGCTCAACGGGCAATTGAATTGCTTTGTCCCACTCATTAGCAGGAACTTCAACAAATTTACTTCGAACATGACCAAACAAATATCTTTTAATACAAGGCCTCATGGCTGAAGCTATTCTTTTTGTGCTTGATAGAAGATCATATGATAATTTCAGCTTGGTTGATTCGTCGTTTCTACCATTTGTCTTGAATTCAATTAGTTTATTGAGAAGCGCTGCTCTTTCATTATTAAAAAGATAATGAAGATTAAGGCCTAGGAAACCATCAGCATAACCCTCTATGGGGAAAACCAAAGGAAACCTATCATACATAGGAAGTGTTGTTTTCATCTTTGGATCATAAGCAAAGAAATACAATTTTCCTATAACTGTTAAGTTTCTTTCTCTATCTTGAGTATTCAAGATGACTTTCCGGTGACCTGCCGTTGATCTTACCTTATCTGAAAACCAGTCATTAAGCTCTTTCCGACTATATGCCATAATGCTATTTAGCTATCCCAATTTCTTTTTCCGTGAGCAACTTAAATTCCCACCCTCTATTCTTACAAAATTCCTGGGCGGCCTCCCATTTCTTCTTATTAACAGACCAGGTTACAACTTCTGTTAAATATTTCTTTGTTCTTTTTGTTTGTATTTGTGGCTCTCTGGTTTGACTCTCGGGCTTTATTTCAAACATTACTATTGAAACATCTCCCTGGGGCTTCTTGATTGCCGCGACAATATCAGGGAAATATCTATGAGGCTTCCCATCAACAGGGGATATATATGGTAT